ATAGCCAAGCGCCGACCGCTGCTCGGCCCAAACGGGCGTCATCGGATCGAGCAGGTCCGTCAGGCCCACAGATGGTGGGTTTCCATCCAGGATGGCTTCGATGATGTCGGGCGCCAGCAAGGTGAGCCGCATGACGCGCGTCAGATATGACGGCGAGACCTTCTCGTTCTCAGCCAGCTCAGCGATTGTGCCCATGTCGCCTGCCTCGAGGATTTGGCGCCACCGATAAGCGCGGGCCACCGCCTTGATCAGCGTGTAGTCTGGGCTGCGATTGTTCGCACCGAGCGGAAGTTGAACCTCTTTCCGACCGCCGCGCTTGGCCACGCGGAATGGAATGGTGACGGTCACGGTGTCTGGGATCGCGCGGGTCTTGCTCATGCGGCGGCATCCCTGTCCTCAGCGCTGAACAGCAGTTCTTGGGCCAACTCCGTAAGCCCATCGATGCGCATCCGCACATTGATGGCGTCGCTGCCAATGTCGACCCGCTCAACGGCCAGGGCGACGATGCGTGCCTGCTCGGCCGGGAAGAGCTCATCCCACAGCGGATCGAATTGCTGTAGCGCCCTGCGCGCCTCATCGAGGGTGATATCGCGACAATGGCTTTTCGTGGCGTCCCACGCGCCAGCGATGATTTCTGGTTGACGAAACACCGCCCGCACTTGGTCGATCACAGCGGTTTCGATTTCCGCGGCCGGGACGCGCCCAATCGGGCAGGATCCAGCCCCGTGCTTCAGGATCGTCTGGCTGACATAGTAACGGTAGAGTCTACCGCGCTTTTTCGTATGGGTCGGCGAGAAGGCTGCCCCATCGGGGCCGTAGATCAGCCCCTTGAGCAGCGCGGGCGTCTCGGCGCGCGTATTGGCTGCCCGCTTGCGTGGACTCTCCTGCAGGATCGTATGGACCTTGTCCCAGATAGCGCGGTCAAGGATTGCCTCATGTTCCCCGGGATAACTGTCGCCCTTGTGGACCGCCTCGCCGATGTAGGCGCGGTTGTTCAGCACCCGGTAGAGGTACTTCTTGTCCATCCGGTTCCCATTGGGTGTCAAAAGGCCGCGCTGATCGATCTGGCGCGCCAGTTCCGTGGCCGAGCCGATTTCGACAAACCGGGCGAACATCCAGCGCACATGCTCGGCGCGCTCGGGGTCGATGACCAGCTTGCGATTTTCCACGCCGTAGCCGTAGGGCGGCACGCCGCCCATCCAGATGCCCTTCTTGCGGGATGCTGCGACTTTGTCGCGGATGCGCTCGGCCGTCACCTCGCGTTCGAATTGGGCGAAGCTGAGCAGGATGTTCAACGTCAGCCGCCCCATCGAGGTCGTGGTGTTGAACTGCTGGGTGACCGACACGAAGGTGACGCCGGTTCGGTCGAACACCTCCACCAGCTTCGCGAAGTCAGCCAGCGAGCGGCTGAGGCGGTCAATCTTGTAGACCACGACCACGTCGACCAGACCGTCCTCGATGTCTTGCATCAGAGCTTTCAGGCCCGGCCGCTCAAGCGTGCCGCCTGAGATGCCGCCGTCATCGTACTGCTCGCGAAGCGCCACCCAGCCCTCGGAACGTTGGCTGGCGATATAGGCCTCGCATGCTTCGCGCTGGGCGTGCAGGCTGTTGAATTCCTGCTCGAGCCCTTCCTCGCTGGACTTGCGCGTGTAGACGGCGCAGCGCAGTTTGCGCAGGATCGGTTGGGTCATGTCCGCCCTCGATAGTTTTTCAGGCCAAAGAAGACCCAGCCATTCCAGCGCGTGCCGGTGATCGCGCGGGCGATGGCGGAGAGCGACTTGTACGGGCGCCCCTGCCATTCATAGCCATCGACCGTCACCGTGACGACATGCTCGACGCCCTGCCACTCGCGGATCAACCGTGTGCCCGTGATCGGCTTGATATCGGCGCGGATCCGGCTTTTCAGGCGATCGCCGCCATCGAGATCCTCGCCCAACTTCGCGAGCCGTTTGAGGGTCTCGGGTTTGAGGCCGCCATAGGCCAGTTCCTGAATGCGATAGGCCAGCCGGCTTTCCAGGTAACGGCGGTTGAACGGCGGTGGCATGGTGCCGAACAGCTCGGCCCATTGTTTGCGCAAGGCCGGCGTCGGCATGGTTTTCAACGCGGCGATGCGCGCGGGGATAGGATCATGTGTCGTCATGCAGTCCTCCTGTGAGTCGGGGTTGCATGAACGCTCTGGTCGGGCAGAAAGTGTAGGGAACTTTCTCCAGTATTTTCAGATGGTTTTGCGACGTTACGTTTGTGCAGCCGGACAAGACCAAGCGCCAGCAAGCTGCAAAGCTCGGTGCGGCGATCTCGGGCGGTCATGCGGCCTGCGGGGAGCGGATTGGGTCGTTTCATGGGGGCCTCGGAGCAGTCTTCTCCTAAGGCTCCTACTCATGGTGTTGAGCAAACGTCCCACGACCCGGGTCGGTCTTGCCGAATCCAAATAAGAACATATAGTGAACACAGGGGCGTTTGGGTAGAGGGAGATTCGCTGTGGCCAGTAACTTGAAGAAGTTCGTGAACCCTCGGTTCATCAAGACAATCGACCTCACCGTCATGAAGCTGTTGATGGAGCGCCATGCCGGAGAATATGTCGGGTTTTCACCTGAAATCCTTGATCAGGATGAGGCCAAGGCCCGCGAAGCCTTGCAGGAATTGCTGGCTGGCGATGAAGACAGCTATCCGGAGGGGCTGCGCGAAGACCTGCACCGTATTGCGTCGCTGGGCGATGCACGCGGCCTCGAGATTATTCTGACGCAGGCGGAGCGCGCTGGTATTGATCTCTTCCCGGAGCTCAAGACGGGCGATGAAGACACCGCACCAGCAGCGCATGACCCTAAGCACATGGCGCTGCGTGTGTTCCTCGAACATCCCGACCTTTTCGACGCCGCAGCCGATCACATGGCAATGATGACGGCAGATCGCCTTCACGAATACGCCGGCCGTGAACGCGGTGTCCTGATCGACCTGACGCAAGAAAAGGTGGAGGCATTCCGCGTGGCCGTTGGCAAGCTCTTCTGCAAGGCGTTTCAGGGGGATTACTGCCGTGTTGGCGATTACGCTGATGGCGACGAGATCAATCTCGTGGTCAGTCACGGCGCAACGGTGTCCACCATGCCGGTTGTCGAGGGACAACAAGAGCGGGTGATCAGCGTGAGGCAGATCTCGCATGCGGTTCTGCGATATTCGGAAAGCACTGGCATGTTGAGGCTCGCGCGTATCCGTAAAGCGCATCAAGCTGAAATCGCGGAGTTCTTTGCGGCGATCATTCTGGAACGGCCGGGCTTTTTCGACGGGGACCACGCGCAAGACCTCTACACCTTGCGCCCGGTTGAACTTGCTGGGCCGAATTTCTCATTCCGGCACAGTTATGATCCGACCATCGAGAGCGTTAAGATCATCGAGGCAGCGGCCGATTTCATGGTCCCGGGCAAAAGTGGGTATCCGCGTGTGGCCCGCACCTTGCGGTCGCGGGACGTTTCCGGGCAAGCGCTCAAACATTTCACCACCATGCCGGTGACCTTCAATGGATCGTGGCGGCTGGGTGAATTGGTATTCCGCATCGTCTTCAAGGGGGATGGCAAGCGACAGCCGCAGGTGACCGTGAAGCTACGCCCGCCGGGCGTGGTTCAATTCCGCCGCACCCAATTCGAGGGGCGTGTCATGACCTTGATCGAGCGTAATGGACTGGTGAATGACCGAGATGATTTTGAGGTTGTTGACGCGGCTGAGTGAAGCCGGGAACGACGCAATCCTTTCCTGCGACATGGCTACTTCGGTCTCGGGGCCTGTTTTCAAACGCTTGCTTGCGCGGGGCGTGCTCATCGAGCAGGCCCCGTTGACACATTGGGATACCTGCGACCTGTGTGATTGCGGGCTGGCGGCGCGCAAAATTCGCCCCAATGGCACCGGGTTTCGGGCGGAATGTCCGCTGGATCGCCGCCGCGATATCGATCTCAGCGAGGATGATGTGCGGGCCTATTCTATCGATGCGCCAGGTCTAGCCTCTGCAATCAGCATAACTGCGGGCTTCTCGGCTGACCCGCCCGAAATCGCTGCAGGCCTTTGGATGCTCGGTAGCATGGCCTCCGGTCGGAGTGTGTTCCTGGCGCTGGAGGTGCGTTCGGTCGCGTATGACGGTGCGCTGCTGCGCCTGCGACAGGCGGCAAAGGAACAAGGCATTACGCTTCTTGGCCCGAAGCTGCCGACCAATATCGCGCTGACCTTTGAGGATGCGGGCATTCTTGCCGTAGAGACAGCGCATGCGCTGATCCCGGGCTCAGGGCCCTTTGGGGCAACGATTGATGGCGGCGCGCTCGAGCCCGCAGCATCGAAACGGAAGCTGCAGCTCCGTTCGGGAACCGGTGAAGTTCAATGGATGGGTCGCTCGGTCATCCTCTCGCATCAACTATTTCCGGTGTTTCGCCAGCTCGCAGATGCAGGCAGAACCCACGATCCCATCGTTTCTGGCCCGAAGCTTGAGGGCACATCGGCACGCGAGGCAAAAGATTTGATCCGGGAACTGCGCGACGCATTCAAAGCGGCGGGTTTCTCGCAGGAAGAGGTGATGGCGCTGATCGTGGTCGCGCGCAATCGAGGGTATTTTCTGAGCATTCCCGCCACCGATATCGTCATCGACGGCTGACGCGTTCCCACCAAACGCCCACCATATTCCCACCCAGTTCCCACCGAAGGGGACGCTGCATCCGGCACCTTGGGCTCATCCGAAACGATGACCAAGGACCGCAGCAATGCAGATCGAGCTCATGCACGTGCCGTGATCGATCTCTGTCGCCTTGCAGGCCAGCCGCAGATGGCCGGGCGCTTCCTTGAAGAGGACTTGGGTCTCGACGAGGTCCGTAACCGGCTTCTGGCGGCCAAGGCCGAAGTCACCCCCGACATCACCGCTGCCCATGCCCAACCCGGGCGGGCGGCCACCACCCAATCCTGGGGCGAAGTCATCGCCCGCACCTTCAAGACGAAAGGATAAGCGTCCATGACCACGCTCACTGAAGGCAAACACGCGGGCGGCTTCCTCGTCTGGGAAGTGCTCCGCGATTACACCCGAGAAACCGTCACCATCGCTTCCGGCGCAGGAAAACTGGAGCCCGGCACCGTGCTCGGAAAGATCATCACGGGCGGTAAATACACCGGGCTCACACCGGCCGCCACCAACGGCAGCCAGAACGCCGCCGGCATTCTCTGGGCCGGTGTCGATGCCACAGCGGCCGATGCCCCCGGCGTCGTGCTCCTGCGCGGCCCTTCCATCGTCAATCGCCACGAGATCGTCTGGCCTGATGGTGCGACCGAGGCCCAGATCACCGCTGCCACCACGGCCTTGGCCGCGCTTGGCATCCTCCTGCGCTGAGCCCTCTGACATAAGGATTCCCACACATGGCAACCATGGACATCTTCGAGGGCGACGCCTTCAGCATCATCGAGCTCACCCGGGCTCTAGAAAACATCCCCTTCAAACCGGCTATCCTATCGGGTGCAGGCCTGTTTGGATCGCGCGGTGTGCGTCAGCGCACCGTGATGATCGAAAGCCGCGATGGCACGCTGTCGCTGATCCCATTCTCGGAACGCGGCTCGGCCTATGAACAGCAGGTGCCCGAACGCCGCGACATGCGTGCCTTCGTCTGCCGTCAGTTCAAGAAGCAGGACGTGCTTTGGGCCTCTGAAATCCAAGCGATCCGGGACTTCGGCTCGGAAACCGCCACCCAGCAGGTGCAGGCCGAGGTCGCCCGAAAAATGGGACGGCTGCGCAACGACGCCGAGGCCACCTTCGAGTTCCACCTCTTCAACGGCATCCAGGGCGTGGTGAAGGACCCGAAGGATGGGGCGACGGTCATCAACTATTACACCGAGTTCGGCATCACACCGGCCGCGGAGATCGACTTCGATCTCGACAACGCCAGCCCGGCCTCGGGCGCGCTCAGGAAGCGCTGCCAGGCGATGATCGAAAGCGTTGAGGATAGTCTTGGCGGGCTGGCTGCCGGTCAGGTCCAGTTGCGCGCCGAATGTGGCTCGGCCTTCTTTGCCGATCTCGTGGCCCACAAGGAGGTGCGCGAGACCTACCTCAACACCGCCGCCGCCGCCGATCTGCGTGGGCGAGTCGGGGAAGAGGTCAGCTTTGGCGGTATTACTTTCCGCCGCTATCGGGGTGGGCTTGGCTTCGGCGTGCCCACGGACAAGGCGTATTTCTACCCGGAAGGCGTCGAGGGGCTCTTCGAGATCTACTACGCGCCGGCCGACACGTTCGAGACGGTGAACACGCTGGGTCTTCCGCTCTATGCGCGTATGATCCCCGACCGAGATCGCGATGAATGGGTGCGTCTCGAAATCGAAAGCAACCCGCTGCCGATCTGCACCCGGCCGCAGGTCCTACGCTCGGCTAAGCGGACCTGATGAGCGCCTTTGCTGACGCCCTCGCGGTGCTGTTCCTCGATGCCAATCTCTCGGTCGAGATTTGGCATCGGGACAGCGAGGGGCAGTTTACACGCGCCCGGGGCATCCTGCGCCGTCCCGACGAGATCACTGAGTTCGGGGCTGCGCGACTCATATCAGACACCACCCGGATCGACGTCCGTGTGGCGGATATCCCAGCACCTCGGCCGCAGGAGCAAATCCTGATCGGGGACGAAACCTATCTCATTCAGGGCGAGCCACGCCGTGACCGCGAGCGGCTCATTTGGACGATAGAGCTGACCCCCGCATGAAACTGGGCCTCGATATTGCACCCGACCTCGTCGCCGTAATGGCGGCCGAGATCAAGGCCGGCGAAAAGGCCGTTAGTGCGGCGATGCGGGAAGCTGGCACCGACCTGAAATCCGCCTGGCGTGGGCAGATTACCCAAGTAGGGCTTGGCCGTCGGCTCGCGAATTCGATCCGGAGCCAGACCTATCCAAAGGCTGGTGAAAGCCTGAAAGCCGCCGCGTTGGTCTGGTCGAAGGCCCCGGTCATCGTCGGCGCGCACGACACGGGCCCTTTGATC